AGATTCCCCACTATAATATTTTAACCCTAAAAATTATGATGGGAGATAAATCCGATAACATTGAAGGTATCCAATCTCTCGGTGAAAAGACCCTTGTTAAATTATTTCCTGAAGTGCTTGAAAGAAAAGTTACTTATCAAGAAATTTTAGATAAGGCGGAAATACTTTTGAAAGAACAAAAAGATAACACAACTTTGAAAAATATTTTGACTGGTAAGACAAAATCAGGTATATTTGAAAAAGAGTATTATCAGATAAATGAAAAGATTGTTGATTTATCTAACCCATTATTGAATGATGAGGCGATTGAACAGGTTGGATTAGTTTATTCTGAAAAATTGGACACAGATGGTAGAAGTTATAAGAATCTAATCAAGTTTATGGTGGCTGACGGGATTTTTAAATTTCTTCCAAAAACAGACGACGCATGGACATATTTTATTACACCATTTTTAAAGTTAACAAGAAAAGAAAAAAGTAAAACAAAGTAAAATTTTTTATGAAAGAGCAAAATGCAGATTTAACAAAGTTGGAGTTTTTGATGACCGTAAACGACAACTTTATTGTTCAAAGATTCTTCAACGTGAAGGATTACAACCCAAGAGCTAAAAATTCAGTTGAACTCTTGGATTTATTAGACGAGTTTGTTGGTACAATGAAAGAGCACCTTAAAATGAAAAGTGTTTCTTACATGTCCGACAACCAATATGAAATAATGGAGAACCCCGAGGTTCTTGAGACATCTTTTACAGATGGTCCAGAAGTGTTTAATTTGTATCTTAAATACAATGGTAATATTATGTACCACTACACTTTTGATGCTAAACCTTACCCTCCTAAAGTTCGTTACACTGTGGATATTCGCCCATATTTGAAGGGTGTTTTATCAAACCTTACTGAGGTATTTTCTTCAAAAAAATTAAGTTACAATTTGATGGGTTACTTACTAGTCTAATTATATTTAATAAAAAAGACTAGAATGGCTGACAAGAATTTTGATTACTTAGGAGGTACTTTCCAACAACAACTTATCAATCAGATAATAATTGATAAGAACTTTTCTCATTCAATATTGGAGGTACTTGAGGCAAATTATTTTGAAAATAAGTATTATAAAATCATCATACAGATGATTAAAGAGTACTATAAAAAGTTCGATTGTGCCCCAACTTATGACACATTGCATCAAATTATTAAGTCAGAGATTACCCAAGAGCTGATGTTAAAAATCACTTTGGATACAATTAATGAAATTAAAAATGTATCTGAAGAAGGAGCACTTTTTGTACAAGAAAAGGCTCTCAAATTCTGTAAGCAACAAGAGCTTCAGAAGGTGATGGGAAAGGCTCAGAAGATTATTGATGGAGGCGAGTTTGAGAACTATGACACCCTTGAAGAGATGGTTAGAGAAGCTCTTCAAGTGGGTGTTATAGAAAAAGATACAGGTGATGTTTTTGAGAACTTAGACCAAGTACTCCAAGAAGATTATCGACATCCAATTCCAATGGGAATTCCAGGTATTGACAACTTGTTAAAAGGTGGACTTGCTAAAGGTGAAATCGGAGTGATACTCGCACCAACAGGAGTAGGTAAAACAAGTTTGACCACAAAGATTGCAAATCACGCATTTAATATGGGATTCAATGTGTTACAGATATTCTTTGAGGACAACCCAAAGATTATCCAAAGAAAGCACTTTACCCTTTGGACTGGAATTGCACCTGACCTTCTTGGTGAACATAAAGAAGAGGTTATGAAGAAAGTATCAGAAGTTCAAGATAAGATGAAAAACAGACTTATCCTTAAAAAACTTCCATCAGATACTTTGACAATGAATCAAATCAAAAACCAAATCAGAAAGATGATTGCTGATGGTATTAAGATTGATGTTATAATCTTGGACTACATTGATTGTGTAACACCTGAGAAGATGATGGATGATGAATGGAAGAGTGAAGGTTCGGTAATGAGAGCATTTGAAGCGATGTGTCACGAATTACACATTGCAGGATGGACGGCAACACAAGGTAACAGAAGCTCAATTTCATCTGAAGTTGTAACTACAGACCAAATGGGAGGTTCAATTAAGAAAGCTCAAGTTGGTCACGTTATCATATCAGTAGCTAAAACATTACAACAAAAGGAACTCAAACTTGCGACAATTGCCATCACAAAATCACGTATCGGTAAAGACGGGGTAATCTTTGAAAATTGTAAATTTGATAATGAACTACTTGTAATTGATACAGAAAGTTCGATGACAATGTTAGGTTTTGAAGAAAATAAAGAACAAAAAAATAGAGATAGAATTCGTGAAATTCTAGACAGAAAGAAACAACAAACAGTATAATTATTATAAAACAATAGCATTTATTATGGAAAAAATATTGGTACAAAATCCAAATCGTTTCGTTATATTTCCAATTGAACATAACGACATATGGGAATATTATAAGATGCACCAAGCCGCTTTTTGGACGGCTGAAGAGGTGGATTTGTCGGGTGACATTCGTGATTGGGAGAACCTTTCAGAAAATGAACAATACTTTGTTAAGAATGTTTTATCGTTCTTTGCGGCATCCGATGGAATTGTTAACGAAAATTTGGCTGAAAATTTTTACCGAGAAGTACAATACCCCGAAGCAAAATTCTTTTACGGATTCCAACTTGCAATGGAGAATATTCACAGTCTAATGTACTCGCTTTTGATTGATACATATGTGTCAAATCCAAAAGAAAAAGATGAATGTTTCCACGCAATTGACAGACTTCCCGCAGTTCAAAAGAAAGCTAAGTGGGCTTTAGATTGGATTACAAACGCATCGTTTCAAGAAAGACTTGTGGCATTTGCTGCTGTGGAAGGAATATTCTTTTCAGGTTCATTCTGTTCAATCTTTTGGTTGAAATCAAGAGGAATCATGCAAGGATTGTGTAATGCAAATTCACTTATCTTCAAAGATGAAAATCTACACTGTGACTTTGCAATCCACCTTTTAAATAACCATTGTGAAAATAAACCAAGTGAAAAAAGAATTAAGGAAATTCTTCTTTCAGCACTTGAGATTGAAAAAGAATTCATTACTGAGTCACTTCCAGTTTCACTTATTGGAATGAACTCAAATCTTATGAAACAATATCTTGAGTTTGTGGTTGATGGTTTACTTGTTAAACTTGGATGTAAAAAACATTTTAATGTTGAACAACCATTTAAATTTATGGAACAAATCGCAGTTGAAACAAAAGGTAATTTCTTTGAGTCAAGAACTGTTGAATATCAAAAGGCAAAGTTGAACGAAACATTGTCCTTTACGGATGACTTTTAATTGATTATTTTATAAAACTATGATGTCACTAAAAATTAAAAAACGTAGTGGGGAAGATGCGTCTTTTAACCCACAGAAAATATATAATAGAATTAAAAGAGCCGCCAAGGGTTTAAACATTAATTCTGATGAAATCTTTATCAAGGTAATAACTTCAGTACCAACTGAGGGTGAAATTACCACAAAAGAACTTGATAAGTTAATCTATGAGATTGCGGCGGCATTCACTGGAAGTCACCACGACTATTCAAGACTTGCTTCATCAGTTGCGATTTCTGCTTATCATAAAGAGACCAATGCAAGTTTCTCAAGCACTATGATGGAACTTTACAAAGAAGGTATTGTTAATCAGGAGTTTATAAATACGATTAGTAGTTATGGACCATCTAATGTTGATGAAGTTATTAATCATGATAATGATTATAACTTTGATTACTTTGCTTGGAGGTCGTTACAAGAGATGTATCTTTTGAAATTACCGAGTGGTAAGACAATTGAACGTCCTCAACATATGTATATGCGTGTTGCAATTTGGGTTACTAAATCATTTGAACAGGCAGTTGAATATTATAAGTCACTATCAAGTCAACTCATTTCACCGGCAACTCCAATTATGATTAATGCCGGTACAAAAGTTCCACAACTAGCATCTTGTGTCCTTCACTACAATGATTCAGATTCAAGAGAAGGTCTTTTAAATACAATGAGAGATATCTCAACATATTCATCAGATGCTGCTGGTATTGGTCTTTCTATGTCAAACATCAGAAGTAAAGAAAGTCGTATTTCTTCTTCAGGTGGATTCGCTGGTGGACTTTTAAAATACCTAAAAATTGTTAATGAATCACTTAGATTCTTTAACCAACAAGGTCGTCGTCCAGGTTCAGCGGCCATTTACTTGGAACCTTGGCACAAAGATATTTTTGACCTTTTGGATATTAAAAAAAATACAGGGGCTGAAGAATTAAGAGCTCGTGATTTATTCACAGCGCTTTGGATTCCTGATAACTTCATGAAAGCCGTTAAGAACAATGGTGATTGGTATTTGTTCTGTCCTAATGACATTAAAAAAGCCGGTGTTAAACCCCTCCAAGAATGTTATGGTGATGAGTATGAAGAGAACTATAACAAAGCAGTTGAATTAGGTCTTGGTAAAAAAGTTAAAGCTCAAGAAATTTGGTCCAAGATTATTGAATCCCAAATTGAAACTGGAGTACCATATCTTTGTTCAAAGGATAACGCAAACAAAAAGACAAACCACCAAAACATAGGTGTAATCAAACAGTCAAATCTTTGTAACGAGATTTACCAATACACAGATGAAAATACAACTGCGATTTGTACTCTATCATCAATGGTATTAAAGAACTTCATTAAAGACGGAGAATTTAACCATCAGTTATTGTATGAGGAAACTCGTAAAGTTGTAAGGGCTCTTAACAAAGTTGTAGATATTAACAACTACTCAACTGAAAAAGGAAACAAGGGTGGTCGTGAACAAAGAGCAATTGCAATTGGAACTCAGGGACTTGCAGATGTATTTTATTTGATGGACTACATCTTCACCTCTGACGAAGCAAAGAAACTTAATAAAGAAATATTTGAAACAATTTATTTTGCGGCAATTACTGAAAGTTGCAGTTTATGTAAGTCAGAAGAATATAAACCATATGATTTCTTTAACGGTTCACCAATGTCAGAAGGAATATTCCAATTTGATATGTGGGGACTTAATGAGGGTGATTTATCGGGAAGATGGGATTGGAATTCATTAAAAGAAGAAGTTAAAGATTATGGTGTTTGTAATTCTTTATTCACCGCTCAAATGCCTGTGGCATCGTCTGCCAAGATTACTGGTTCATATGAAATGACAGAACCAGCTCATTCGGCTATTTTTAATAGACGTGTAGTTGGAGGTGAAATTATGATTGTTAACAAGTATTTGATTAACGATTTTGAGAAGCTCGGTATTTGGGGAGAGGACCTAAAGAATGAAATTATTCTTAATGAAGGTTCAGTTCAGGGAATTAATTTTAATAACTACCTTGACCCCGAGGATAGACAC